CTATGATAGATGTCTTTAAGATAAAATCAAGGCAGAGTTTCTTAGAATGGTGGCCTGGTATGAGTGGAAGTTTGGTTCGCGCTTATGTTGAGACAAGTGATAAATTTATGGATTTAGTAGAACATGTAGTCAATTCATTCTCATTGTGTAACATGACAATAAACAGATCGTTGGTTAAAGAATTAAGTGTAGATATAATAAGATCTTCACAATGGAGTAGTGGATCATGGAAAAGTATTGGGAGTGATCTATTACCTAATCAGTTTTATGATTTGAAGTATAATGATAAGAAATTAGATTGGATGTATGTAGAACCGTTACGAAAGAAAGCTTTAACCACGATAGAAACATCAAGTAGTACAGTGTATCTATTCTCTGATATTAACAATCTCGATAAAGATGGTAGAAACAGTTTAATGGATTGGTGGTTGGATAGATGGAGATTTTGTTATCAATTGGATTCTGGAGGTGGTGGTTGTATGCCAATATATTCTGATACCAGATATGGTACACTGTTGTTAGCTCAACGTATCTCTGTTAAAATGTTGAGTATGTTTAGTGATCTAGATGTATTTTGTAGTAAAACACAATTCAATTCTAGCTTGATAGTGAGTGGGTTAGTGAATCAATCTTGGAGAGTAGTAATGAATAGTATACCTTATTACATTTACACTGACGAGACAAGTGGTTTTCTACCTAGATCAAATTATAGAATTATGTTTGCGTATAATAATGAAAGTAAATTTTTACAAGATGATAAATTACAAATGACTTATGAATTATCTATTAACGGTAATCCATTGTACAGAGTAATACCATTAGGTAAAAGAGATGATATGAATAATGCAAGAGATGCCTTGTTGTCTTCTAGTGATAAAACAAAATCACTAGAAGAAAGAATTGAAATCTAATTATTTTAACGTTGATATCGATAAAGTGAAAGATAAGGCTAAGTATTTTACTATTACACAAAATCCTAGACTATGGGCATCTCTGAATTTATCTAGATATCAACGTGTTCAAAAAATGTTAAATAGCTTAGATTGTATATTAGTTAGCAGGCACTTATCGTGGTTAGCTGAAGACACAAGTCATATCTTGGGTTTTGATGTAACTATTGATGAGAATATTATTTATTTGGTTTTGAGTTTAAAATATTGTGATAATCAGGAATTATCTGATTTATCAACTAGTTTTGGAAAATTTAAATTGAAAGAAGAATTTAAAGAGAAGTATAAGATGGATAGATTAAATAGGTGGTTATACGAGAAAAGAGAACACACTATTAACGGAAGTGAAGAGGACTTTTTAAGTAGATTAAGATCAAAAGTCGATGACATGTTGAATTTAGCATCAGGAGATGAAAAACCTTTTTTGTCTCTAAAAGAATTTGTTTTAGAATTTGGTTTATGGGGAACGAGCGGTTCTTTGTATGGTATAGAAATTCCTAAAGAGCTTAAAAAATATATTGTGAAAAACAAGTGGTCAATCGCTGGTAGTTATGATTTAGAATATGTTTATAATGAGGTTCTTTCACGAATAGAATCGATGTCAAGTGTTGAATACAAAACTATGGAAAAAGAGGAAGCAACAAATGTACGTTATGTGGTTGTAGCTGACATATATACGTATATTGCAGAATCTTATCTAAGTTATTTCTTTGAACACAAACTGTCGAGTATACCGCAATTATTTAACTATCATAGTAACACTCAGAGAGTAAAGTTTTGGGAAGATAGGAGATTAAAGATGATAATAGAGAAATTAATAGCACATGACATCGATTATTCTGGATGGGACGAGAACGTAAATTTGAAAATGATTGAAACTGTTATTTACTCATTAAGACTGTTAGTGCCTGACACTCCAGATACGAATAGAGTGTACAGATGGTTAAAATATATTATATTTAATACAACAATTGATGGAAGATTACAAATCAATGGACTAGCTAGTGGCAGAAGATGGACTACGTTAATAAATAGTTTGATTAATGCAGCAATCCAAGGTATTGCCGCTGACCTAGCTGAGATAACTACTATAGGAGATGTTGTATTAGGAGATGACGCTGATGCTTTAATATATAGTGAACGTGATGGTGAAAAACACTTGATTGCTTTAAGTGATATGGGGTTTTCTATTAATTTTGAGAAGTCAAAAACAGGAGTTACAGGAGAATTTTTAAAAACATTTTACAATAAAAGAGGGATCTATCAATCACCTTACAGGTTGTTAAGATCACTGTTATTTTCAACTGAAGATGAAAGATTAATGGAAAGTAGTCAGAGTATGATCAACGCGAGACTAGATTCTTGGATGAAGTTATGTGGTAGATTAGTGAATTATCAAAAAGAGAAAAGAATAGAGTATAATAAATTTAAAATTGGTGAAGTGATAATATACGATTTTATACATTTATTCGGACATAAAATAAAACGTAGTAAGATAGTGCAATGGTTAGTTTCACCTAGTGCTATAGGTGGAGGAGGGATATCATTTATTCATATTAGAAAAACTAAAGGTTTAGAGAATTATGAGAATATGAATTGGGTTGCTTTGAATGTGTCTGATAGAGTCACGAATAGGTTCGATTCTGAATCACTTAGAGTAATTAAACGCAATTTTGATAAGAATATGAAAGATAATAGAAGTAGAGAAAAATTGCTGAATAATTACATTAAGATAGTAGAAAAGAGTAAGTATTCTCGAGAGATAGTGACTTTGACCAGACATGATAGATACAAGATAAAGAAAGATGAGATATTAACGGTGTTTCCGAACGTATGCTATGCAGTAGAAGACTTGAACTCAGTTCATAAAATATGGACTCCTAAATTACCAAGATCAAATTCTGGTTATTACACTGCAAGTTTACTAAATTTAAATGACATTAACCTAAAAATGATAAGAGAAGATTATCGTGAGAGAGACTTCATAGTATGTAATAATGGAGAATTTATAGGTAAGAGAAGTATGCTAACTGATACATGTATTAGTGAGTTTATTGACCTTACAAGAGGTAAGAGTAACGCTATATGTGATCTTATTTTAAAAGAGAAATTGATGAACATTCCTAGAGAATTACTCAGTTTTGGAGGTGAAGTGTCCAGTAGTATCTACTGGATAGTACTTTCTACTTTCATTACCAATAGATTATCTAGAGTCGCTGAATTCTCGAGTATATTACGTCTATACAATTTGATGAATTACCTAATATTACTTGACTTTAATAGAATTATAAACAATAATATCTTGAATACATTATGTATGAAAGATGGTTATTGCAGTGAAACGTTACGGAGAATGTAAGGTGTAAC